ACCGATCTGTACGCGTGTTCCTCTTTCGAGTCTCACTTCTTCGAACAGATTTGGTACCACTACCAGGTTAGGTTCTAAAGCTTCACGAACAACATTCTCAACTACTTGAGGAATGAATCTTGCCACGTCAGGAGACGTTACAAGGTCGCTTACTTGGAGAACCTGATCCTGTACTAGCCCATTGTTTGTGAAAGCTTCATATACTTTCTCAAACGCTTTCTGGTCTTTTTCATCTTTAAAGTACATAGTCATTATCCTCCTTAATTTACGTGAAGCTGTATTCTAGCCATACCAAACCGGCCATCTTTTACAAATTCAATTATCTGTGCGATAGTAGGTGCAGACCCTATTACTGCGTTAAGATAATTATAGCAAAAGATAAAGAGCCAATAAGGCAGACCTGCTGTGTCTGTACCAGCCATCTGTGAACCTTCATACGTGTCAACGTAATTCAGTAAATCCTTAGGAAACCGCGTATCAAGCACTACCAGTCTACCGACTGTTTGTACTGTAGGATTCGCAGCAGTTGTACCACCAGCTATATCAGTGATGGTATCAAAAGGATCCTGGATCATGTAATTTCCACGTACGTCAGCTTTGACGGTTGCTCCAGTTCTTGGAACTGTTCCAGACGGAATAGTCAGATAGGTTAGGTTTCTAAGAGCATTAAGAGTTGTGCCGTCATCTACAGACGTTTCCATCTCAAGTTCTTCATCGAAGTAATGAAGTGTAGTACCACCTTCTCTAACGAAAGGAACTGTTACATACCAATCATTTACTATGCCCCATTTATCCCACTGAGCGTAATTCAGCTTCTGACCTCTGATATCCTGATAGACATCATACATAGCCGCACCTATGGGTATATTACCGGATGATAAAAATCCAGCAACATCATCACCAGCAGCAGCCAGATCACCAGCAGCACTCTTGTAAGTCCCGGCAGTAACGTCATTAGCTGTGTACTCATAAGCATTCGCAGTTGTTGCATTTCTATCTGCTCCGCCATTGCAGGGCACTAATAGACCACATACGCTTTGGTTGTAGCCCCAAAATGAGCTATCAACATTAGCAGTAACAGCTGTCGAAGATCTATTCTGAAATACAGGGATAGATCCACTAGCGTTTGGCCAGGCCAATCCGCTACCAGCAGCAGTTACAATCAGCTCTTCTCCAACACCAAGGGCGGATACAACCTTACCCTTAGTTATAACAATCCAGTCCTCAGTACCCACGTCTTGGCACTGCACGGGCAGTAACTTGTGTGGATAGAATACTTCGGCTACTCTCTCACCCATCGAGACTTCGAAATTATAGCGAAGCTTAGATTTGTTATATCTGGAAGGAGCTGCTCTCAATGACTGGGCTGTCGTATTTTTTGCCGTGAAAGTTAATTCAGCCATTTATTAATCCTCCTTTACTCTTTGGCTTCTGATTTAACATCAGAGTCAAAGATGAAGTTTTTAACTTCTTGTTTTCTGGTCGACGGATCTTGCGAAGCGACTCCAGAACTTGTTTTCTTATCTTTCTTGTCGTCAGATATTTCGCCATCTCCTTTAGAGTCTCCGATCTTTTTAGAAGGAGCAGGTAGCTCTTCCTTACTTAGATCATTGATGGCATCTTTAAGACTTTCGTCTGTACGTCCAGCAAGTTCAGTTTTGAATCCTGTAACTTCCTTTTCGTCCTTCAGAGCTTGTACGTCTGGTTTCTGCAGAGCGACTCTCAGATCATATACCTTATCCACCAGATTCTGGTGAACAGATGTACGTAGATCTTCATTGTCCTTCTGCAGAGCCGTGACGTTTTTCTTTAGAGTGTCTACTTCTGCGTCTTTTGTCTTTATGTCTTCGTCTTGCTTCCTGACCTTATCATCAAGGGCATCAAGAGCGGAGAGCTTAGCATTAGCATCTTTTGTGCTCTTTGCAACTTCAGCAGTCATATACTCTCTAACATCATCTCTAGCGACGATTTCGGCTAATGTCATTTCATTTTCTCCTTTTTCGTCTTTTTTGGTTGGTTCCCCGCCGCACCCAAGAGACTTTGCTTTTCGACTAACACAGGCTAAGATTTTACTCTTATTACCTGGGCCTTTATATCGGCCTATTAGTCTTCTAGCTGATGTCACATGAGCACAATCAGGTACAGGAAACGATCTTTCAGGTCCACAGAAAGTTGAAGAAGATAAACCCTTGCGTGCTTTAGCAGGAATTTTAGCATCTTCAGCAGTCTCAGCATCTATTTCAACAAAAAGCCAGTGGGCCATTGCCAGATCATCTTCAGTAAAATCAGTCCATTCAGTATGTTCATCGACTTCAACTGATGGTTCAGAGTCTTCGAATACGAACTGAGGGGATTTTTTACTTGTATCAATGGTGCCTTTTACTGACAATCCATTCGTTTCCTTTTCTTCTAGCTTGATTGTACTAGCAAATTGGTCTGCAGGTGCATTTACATACGAAACTTCCTTGTAGCTCAATGCTCCTATATACCAAAAACATTTTTTACCTTTGTATTTTTCGCCCCTTTTATGTTCACACAAGCCATCTTCTGATATCTTGTGATCGCATATAGAGCATCTCGCATACTGTGCGTCTGCGGATATAGATACGGTATTATACCTACCATCCTTGATTTTTTGTACGGCATCAGGATCACTGATGACCGCCCGAAGTCTTATATGACCCTTAGGTCTACCGGTAATATTATTATCTGTCACGACGTATTGGGCATCGATGACGTAGCCAATAGAGTCAGACTTTGAATCGTGGTGTCGTAGAACCGGCTTGTTGTATGGAGTAATCCATGATTCTACAGCCGCCTTCATGTGGTCTTCTATGTACCACGTGTTATTATTGTTGATGAATCCGGCATGTGTAGCATCAATTGTTGCTATGTATTGGACGCCCATATTTACTCCTCTGGTTCTTCCTGCTTTCGACATGTATCATAAACACTATCTAAAGCACATCTAGACGACTCAAAAATAGAGTTAATTCTAGAAACTGCATCGTATGAGTCCTTCATTTCAAATACTCTTGATACCCTACTAAACACATCATCAAAAACCTGACTTGTTTTCTTTTCTAGAAAATCTTTATTGTCAACAGTATCAGACTCTCCGATCTTCTCACCAATCATAGTCTTTGACATGTCAAATGCTCTACTCTTCATCGTACTGATTATTCCAGGTGAAAAGTCTTCAGTGTTGGCGTAATCTTTATATGTATCAATAGTATCTAACTTAGTGCATTCAAACACACTGAGAATAGACTCAAGTAATTCATCATTTTTAGCTATTCTTGGCTTACTAAGAGCCCTACCGCTCTGATTAGTAGGTCTATCTCTATTCGCTCCCTTGTTCGCAGCCTTACCTTCTGGGGTTGCTTGAGGAGGAAGCTTAACCGTCTTCTTAACAGAACCATTTGGAGTATTCGTAGTAGTTGTCTTTGTAACCTGGGCTTGCATAAACGATTCATCTGGAGCATTAATAATGCCTAGTATCTTAGCTACCCTTTCGAGATACATATCTTCTCTTTCGCCATCTTCGATGGCGTCCCTACCAAATTCCTTACGCATCTCAGCTTCAGTAAGAGCGTGCTGTGTATACATCTGTGCGTAGTGATTTTCCTTGGCGAACTGAACCTCGTTATCAATAGGTGGAAATTGTATCTCCACCTTGTTGTCTTCGTCAAATGCATCAAACGAGTATCCGCCCTCTAGTAAGAGTTCCTTAATCATATGTTCATCAATGAACATTTTGATTACACGTTGGAAAGTCTCTGTTGTATTATGCATATGCTTATCTAAGACAGAAGCAGTAGATTTGTTAGCCGTCGACCCCTCGCCCATACCAACAGAAGACATGCCTAGTCCAGCTAAGACTCTTTGCTTGAAATACTCTATGTACTTTGAAGCATCCAGGGCCTTTCTCTCAACCCCGATAGCTTCTATGCTATGTCTTTCTGGAGTGACTATGCACCCATTCGGTGGCATCTTTTCCACCGTTGCTTTGGTAGCAGAGATTTCCGCCTCTTGTGCTGGTCTCTCCGGAGTACCTATTTTATAATGAAAGAGCGGTATAGTGTGCTGAAAGATAAGGAGCTCAATATTCTGCTCCATCTTTCTCAGTGCACGAATGTCATCCAGTACGGGCCACACCAGTGGAGTACCTACCCTTAAACCAGGCTTTTTGGAATAGAACATGTGTACTATGTTCCATGGTCTCCAGATCTTGGCCTTTCGCGTGCCTGGTATATGTTGTTTATATCCAATTGGCTCGCCGTTCTCTTTAAAAGCCAACTGTATAGAAACTGTATCTTCTACAAAGTATCCAGCTACTGGAGCCAAGAGTTGACCGGTAAAGGTCTTTCTATATCTCCCACCAGAAGCATCTTCATCTCTTACCTTTGAGATATACACATTGGCGTATGTCACTAACTGGTAAGACATCGTTCTGAGTAATTCTTCCGTTGGATTGGAAGTAACCTGAGCCATCTGCTCAAATCTCTTCCTGACGTATTTTACAGCCTTGGTATTCTTTCCAACAAAAGAGTACCCAGACTTCCATATAAGCTCAACGTATTTTTCAACAGCTCTTCGAAAGTAGCTATCTGTATCAACAGCATTGGCCACAACTGACATATCATATTCTTGTAGCGAATAGTTCTCTTCTCCGAATCTTGAGTTCCAAGAATAATTATATATCATTCCGGCATGTCGAGCCTTGGCCGTAACCTTTGTCGGCTGAGATTCACCATGTCCGGACTTGGTGGCTTTAGCTATGATAATCTTATCAGCTGTTTCTATAATCCCATCTTGATTTCTAACAGCCTGATAAAATGCCGACGGAAAATTTCTAAGTTTGCTGAAGAATGACATAGATTCCTTTAAATAGTTAGATCCCAGCTAGATAGAATCTTAGATAACTCTCTTATTCTATCGCTGTCTAGTGTTCGACTACAATCACCGATTGATTTCTGTAAGTCACTAACTGCAGATTTTAAATCGGTTCCAGCTCCATCAGGAGATCCAGTAGCCGGACCTGATATATTAGAAGCTTTATTAGCAGTAGCTAGTACGTGATCCGCAAATTCTTTCGTCTCACCTAATCTACTGGTAATAAAAGCATGTACTTCATTATCAGTGGGATAAACTACCCGAGCTAAGGGGACGCCAGCACTTCTCTCCGCGTCGCCAGTTCTGCTCAGTTTTTCCCCTACTCTATCTGTTAAATCGTCTACGTCATTTCCGACGCTTACTCTCTTCTCTTCGGCGTCGTCACTTCTCTGTTCGGTTGCGGTAAAATCCGCCTCCAAACACAACTCTAAGTTTAATAGTCCGTCCCTTATCTGCTCGATTAGGCTGATGAGTCTATCAATAGCAGTAACGTCTATCATTTTCTGCTTCTGACCTTTACCAAACCCGTAATGCATTCCCTTCGAAAACCCATTCAGGAAGCTATCTATATAGTCTTGTATAAACTTAAATAGACCCTCTGGTCCAGTAACATAGTCAGCTATAATTCTAAGTAGTCTTTCAAATGGAAAACACTGTCTGAACTCTTCATGCGTTATTTGCTCTACCCACGACATTAGTCTGAAATAAACTTCATCTTCTATCATCTGTTGGAGAGCAACTAAGAAAGCAACCATCGCGGCAGCCGACACCTTCA